TATCTCTGCTTTAGTATTGCTTATCTCTTCATATGTTTCTACTTCATTTTCTATACAGATCCAAGGAACAAAACAAATATCTAGACCTTCTATGTTAAGAGTACTTGCTTTTTCTATACATTGTACATTGTCATAGTGATTAAGAAGTAAATCAACTGTGTTTATATTCAATGTATTCTTATAGTAGGCAGTATGATTACCAACTAAGGTATATAATTTTATACCCATGTCAGCAATTCTATCAAAATACTTTTCTTTTGCCCAGTTTAATGACCAGAAATCTATTTGTTTTCTATTGTCAAAGGTATCTCCTAGATCTAACAATGTTTTAATATTGTTTTTCTCTAGAGTAGGAAAGAATGTATCATTATAAAATTCTTCCATATAGTCATGGAACACTTTGCTACCTTTACGTACTCCAAAGTGTTGATCAGTAATAATTCCTATCATTGACGATATCTCTGCTCAAGTGATGTCTTAATACCTTCATACTCTGCTTTGTTTCCATAAGCATCAGCAGAGAATAGTTCGTTATGACCTGACTTCTCTATAATTTTAGTTTTTATATCTACTTGTTTCTTTTCCTTTTGTATCCTACGTAAAAATGCATAGTAAATTATCTGTGTGAAGTATGCAAAAGGGTTTCTAGATTTATTAGGATCAAAGTTGTCAATGTATGTAATACAGTTCTCTATACCATCACCTATCATGTCATCTTTAAACATATAGTTGACAAAATTAGGTTTATATGATAAATGTTGTGCTATCTTTAAAAAACATGACCCTATGTATTCACCTACAGGAGGTTTCTTCAGTCCTTTTAACTTAGCAATCTCTACATTGTCTTTGTATTCGATGATTGCTGCTAAGAACTCTTTATTGTTAACGTAATGTTCCTTACTTTTAGGCATTAAATGTATCTATCCCAGTGTGTCTATCATAACATATTTTAGGGGACTTGACAAGTGGTTGTAATGTGTGTATAATAACTGTGTCAACGGTTAAGGGATAATACTAAGCTTTATCTGGATCTTCTTTCTTAAATTCTATACGGAAGATCGTTTCTAGATACTCTCTCGCCATATCAACAGATCCAATCAAACCAGTTTTTTCATTTAGTGGTATACGACCTCTTGTTCTCTTTTGTGGAATAGGAGGTTTCTTTGTATGACCTTGCATCTTAGCAAACTTCTCTGCTTCACCTAATTTAATTAATGTAGTTTCATAGAACTGAGCAGTAAATGAACTCATTTCTTTTATACACAATAAGTCCTCTCCATATATTGTAAAACTATTCTCATGTGATACTTTCATCCAAGGTTTAATCTTTACACCTTGCATGATACCAGGAATATCTACTTCTTCTACACAGATTGGATTCTCAATAACCAGTAGGTCTTCCTCAGGACATGCTTCTTTTACAAAGCATAGAATCTCTTCCTCTGATTTGAATTTAATACTAGCGTAAAATGAATCCATGTTACTGTTTAAGTTTTACTTTAATAAGTTCATAGTCGAAGTTTTCTTGATTGTATATCTTTACTCGTTCAAATAAATGATGAAGAGTATAGTTGGTGTTCTTACCATTATTTGATATATCATCTGCAATATCATATAGTATTGCTTCATTCTTATTTTCACCCTTCCTTAGGACTCTACCTATTGATTGGAGGTTTCGTACTCTGGATTTTGACGGTGACGCAAAGATAATGTTGTGAAGACGCTTAATGTTAATTCCAGTTGAGAAGGTGCCGTAACTGGCAACAATGATTGCATTGTCTTCATCTTCTGTGATACTCCTAATTTCTTCACGATCTTTGGTCTCTACACCTCCATGAACTAAGAATACTTTACGTCCACTAGATGCACTATTATTTATCATATCATAAAGTGGTTCTCCGTGCTTCTCTACGTAGTTGAATAGGACTAGTGTATTTCCACTAAGGTCTAATGCAAGTTTTTTAATAAAGTTATTCCTTCTTTCATGAGTTACTATCCATTCTATTTCCTCTGGATAATTATCAAACTTAGTATATGGATGTATTAGTGTGATAATTTTTATCTTTAACCTAGACAAGTGACCTTGTTTAATTAACTCGTTCGTGTTAGTTACCTTATCATGAGGTCCGAATAGTCCTTCTAGTACTAACTTATTTGTTTTACTACCATCTAATGTACCAGTAAATCCTATACGATACCTTGCATGGTGTAGTTTAGTAAGTATTTCCGTCAGTGACTTAGCTTTGAATAGATGTGCTTCATCACCAATGACTGCAGTAAAAGGTTGAAACCATTTCCTAGATTGTTTATATACTGATTGCCATGTAGTTATAGTAACTGGTTTGTCAGTAACCTTTTCATGACCTGCATATATCCTATGAACATAATCATCTACACACCATCCATAGGAAAAGAAATCCTTATATAACTGTTCTACTAAAGATGTAGTAGGCACAACTATCAATACTTTATTCTTAGTTTCAAATAAAAATCTGACGATTGAATATATCATCAGTGATTTACCTGATCCTGTAGGTGATACTATTAACCTTCTTCTTTTCCGTAATGCTTCGTAGATAGCAGTGTATTGATAATCTCTTACTTTTAGTGAAGTAAACTTATCGACATACCTTTTTACTCCATCGGAAGATATAAGTTCATCTTCTGAATCAGGCATACCGAAGTGTTCATTATCAACATACTCATATCCATAACCTCTCTCCTCACAAAAGGTTTCGATATACTCTCTTAAACCTGCATATATCTGACCAGTTGCTGGTGAGAATAATCTTATCTTACCATCCCAATACCTCTTCCTATAGGAATCCATGAACTTTGCTTCTGGCACATCAAACGTGAAGTGATCAGATAGTTCATAACCTATATGAGGAGGTACTTTTAGTTGAAGGTATACTTCGTTTTTCTTTTTGATAAGAACATCACTCATCTATACCTCTAGAATAACGTAACCAATCAATTGCATTCTTTATTTGGAATGAACGATTGTTTATGTTATTTAGTATCTCTTTGAGAGTTTTCTCATAGGTATCATATAGGTCTAACCGACCCTGTGCCTTATTCAACTCTTGATCTGCATTAAGATAGATGGGAACTTCATTCTTCATGATCTTTACATCAGGGCATTCCTCTTCTCTTCCCATATAGAAGCTATACTTTTCTTTATAAAGCATCTGAAATGCATACTGTGCTTCTTTTTTCATTAATACCATTTTCTGGTATTTGTCTAACCATTTACAGTGTAGTATAGGTATTTTGCGTGCCTCATCCATTAAGTCATCTGCCATTTCAGCATCTGCACGCCACTCACTCATAAATTTTTCATTAAGATTCATAGTGTTAGTTCTTTGTCATTCTTATCTAGTAATTTGAAATAGGTGTATTTAAAAGTAACGTCTGCAGTTAGATATTGTATGTCATTAGTGTCTACACTAAATGGTAAACTAGTAATTGCTACTGGGAATGCATCATATATCTTGACTACAGTTTGAGTGTTAAAACTACTGTTTAGTATTCTAAGAGTAAGATCTAACCTATCATAATCATCACCTTTATGCTCCTTTGCTTTCATAGCATCAGCAAACTCTCTCCATTGACCTGCTTTCTGAGGATAAGTTATACCTGTCATCCAATTATGAATGATAGAGTAGTTTCTCATATCCTCATCAACTAGAAAACTTATAGTAAAATCTTCATAGTTTAACTTATCACCTGATAGTTGAAAGTCATTATAAACAGTTGCTTGCTGTGGACCTTCCATTGATATGCCAGGTATATTCGCTTCATTACATTGGAATGATACCTCTTTAAAGAAAGGTATATCCAACTGGAATGCTACTGGTGCTAAAAAATTTGACATCAAAATATAAAGGAGTCCTCCCATAGTATTTAGACATAAAAAAAGAGACCCCGTAGGGTCTCTAGTAAAATATGTAATCCGAATTACATTAAGTTTGCAACAGATACTCTTCTGTAGTAAACGTTTGTGCTTAGGTTACCAGCAGCACTAGGGTTAGAATCGGTAAGAGTTGAATCATATCCCTTAGCAAATGGGTTAAGAACTACGCCATAACGTGTCTTAAATCCGATGCGTGGCTGGAAGTCGTCTTGCCCGACGCTACGTACCATCTGTAGAGGTACATAAGGACAATAGAACAGACCAGCATCATAAGGAGATGAACCTTTGTATCCGATAACATAGTACTGATTACCTGAGTTACCTGAAGATGCTGTACCACCACGAGTGATAGTTGCATATGGGTCAATGTAAACTCTGTATCTACCATTAAGGATACCAGCGAAGGTATTTCCTGTCTCATCAACCGCTAAACGGTTGTTACCTTCGATTGCAGGAGCGTAATCAAGAGCACCAGCCATTGCTAAAGCAGAAGCAACGTCAGCAGAGCACATAATCATGTTACCCTTTCCACGACGAGTTTCTCTTGCAATTGCGTTTGCGTCTCTCTCGATTTGGAACATAAGTCCCTTGAATTTCTCAACAGACCATCTACCATTACTATCAACGTCTAGGTCGAAAGTACCAGCAGTTGCTGTATCAAACTGTGCACCACGCTTTGCAGATTTGTAAATTGTACGAACAATCTCTCTGTTGATCTCAGCAAGGATTTCAGATGAAAGAATGTTTGCCAATTCTGACTCAGCATCAAGACCGTGAATTGCACGTAAATCTTGAGCAAGTTCAATACTGTACTCTGCCTTTAGAGCTCTGGACTTAGCAGTAACCGAGATCTTCTCGATACTGAATCCCATTTCTCTGAAGTCAGGAGCAGAACCGTCACTATCTAATGCTTCAGAGTCCTGTGTGGACATTGGAGCACCATTGTTATAGTAACCTTGAACTGTAGCTTCGTTAGAACCTGTAAATGCGTCGTTAAGAACAGCAGGGTTGTCACCTGTTAGTGTAGGACCTGCACCAGAAACGTCGTTAGCACCACCAGTACCTGACTGATTTGGGTTAACTTCGTTAAAGAATGTCTCAGCATTACTTGTGCCAGGACCGTCGTAACGTGCTCTCATTGCAAAGATTAGTCCAGTAGGACCACTCATTGGTTGAACACCAGCAAGATCATAAGCAACCAAGTTAGGCATTGCACGTCTAATCAATGAGATTAGAACTGGGTCAAAACCTGCAACTGACTGGTCACCTGATGAACTAAAACCAGGATTTCCTGTTGCACCTGGGTCTGTGTTCATTGTAGGAACTGCTTCAGATAAGATCTGACGTTCCTGTCTAATTACTTTTTCTTGGTTCTCTAAGAGAATAGAGGTAACAGCTTTCTTATAGTTATCTGTGATAGGATCACAGTCACCATGGTCGAGAACTGGTGCCCATTTTTCTTGAAGAACCTTTGACATACCTAATGTCATTTGATTTTTTCTCCGTTTAAAAATTAGGGGTTAATAATTTACTTCCACTGTGAGATAGCGTTGACATATGCTGCCATTGCACCTTCAACGGGTGCTGCTACTTCTCCAGTTGCTACATCTTCCTTAGGAGCAGAAACCTTATCCTTGGGGAAATAGTTTTCCTTAAGGGTAGAAATTTTCTCCTTAAAGGACTCTGCAG